GTTATGTAGTTACGTGCAGTTAGGAGACCTCTCACCTCACCACACACTTTTTTGTACTCGTCGTATGACTCCACGCGACCATCTGCGAGAGCTTCCTGGAGTTGCAAAATCCTGTCGTCAATTTGACGTTTTAATACTTCAAAAGCCTTATCAGCTTGCATCATCTACCTTTCTTTGTTTGCTCCTTGTCCTTCTGCTTTTGAGCAATTTCCCTCTGATGTGCGAGTGTCTGTTGTAACTTCATTAACTCCAGACCCGCTTTACTACCTTCTGCTCTTTGTGCATCCTCACGAGACTGTTTATCAGTCGCCGCTTTTATGGCTGCTTGCGCTCCTGCTGTTTGCTGTTGGGCTTTAATTCGTTCCCGTTCTACAGCAATTTGTTCTTGCTTAAGTTGTGCATCAATTAAGTCCTTAGCAGCTTTGCGTTGTTGCTCTGCCGCTTTAATCTGCAACTCTTGTTGTTGCATTTGAATAATTGGATCTTGAGATTGCTGTTGGTTCTGTTGAGCCTGAGCTTCTTGTTGGTTCTGCATTAACAACTGCTGAGACGCTGCCGCTGCCATTTGCGCAATTTGATCCGCCATTTCTGGAGGCATTGGTTTAGCTTGCTCACCATCTGTAGGCATTGGAGGTAACTGCATACCCATAGCTTTTTCAACTTGCAAGCGATACTCAAAACCTAAATGCTCATTAATGTGAGCCATCATTGTCATCTGTAACTGTTGCGCCATCTGAGGATTCATAGACAAAATCTGTTGAATCTTTGGATCTTGCATAGCAGCCATATGCACACCGATATGAGCTTTATGGTTTTGTTCAATAAACGCTTGAACTGGTTTTTGTTTTAAGATGTTTTGGTTTTCAGCTACTGGGTCCATAGGACGAAGGTCTTCCGCCATCGGTACTAGTTTCTGATAATTTTTGATTCCCAATACGTCTAGCATTTGACGATGTAATAGTGGCAAGTCATACAGCTGCGGAGCAGTCTGAGCTAGTTGTAAAGCAGCTTGATACTGCACTACTTTTTGCGCCATAGTAGCCGCATTGGGATCGGAAACAGGGATAACATCGACTTGGTCATAGTCGGATTGCTTAATCATCCGATTGCCTTCTTCAGGCTGATAACTATAGTCTGGTGGGGTGTAGTCCCTAATAATTTCTTTTAATAACCTAAACTCTTGCTTCATTGAATAATGAATACGTGCTTGAACAGCACTCATCATCTTCAACGTTCTTTCTAGAATTGCTAAGGTTGTACCAACAGGAGAGTTCGCACTCATGTCAGCTACTTGTAAGTCTGCAGAGCCTGCAAACCTACGACCTTCATCTACAATTGTTCCTAGTAAGGAATACAAAACTTGACTTGGTTCTTTGTATGGAAGAGGCAAGATGTTATCTCGCATTGTTCCACTTGGTACGTCTACATCACGGAACTCACCTGGGGCTATCGGTGTGTCGTCGCCTTTGACTCGCAAGCCACGGGTCTTAAAGCCGCCTGGCAGATTTGATAATGTCCCTGCATCCACGAGCTGCCGAATAAGACTAGTACCAGACTTAGCAAAAGCGCCGATAAGATGAATAAGCCCAAAACAATAGAAACCAAAGCCAGGAATGTATCCATAGTGAACAAAGTGCTGACGCTTTTGATAAGTTTCATCTTCGGGTCTCCAGTTGCGACGGATAGCTAGGATATTACTTGTACCCTTTTCTATAGTGACTACATAAGGTAATGCAATCCCTGTAGGTTCACCATCTTCGTCTTTATGCTCAAAGCCTTCTAAGTCTAGGTCAACGTGCATCTCTAATAGTTTGAAGCGATCATCCGTTGTTGCACGGAATCCTAACTTCTCTGCAATCTTCTTCTCTACTTCATCCATCACCATTGCTGGTTCACCAAGATCTACATCTCTGTAAAAACCTTCGTGTTGTAGACGACGTACTTCATTGGCTGTCTTACGCATCACATGCGTTACACGCTCAGCTGCTTCTAGACTAGAAGCTCCGTAAGGAACAACTACATCTTCTGCTGGACAGTACATAGATACTTGACGACCTAAGTGTGGGTCGTAATAGACTTTCTTAAACGCATTACCTGCAAGTCCCAAGCCCCAAAGCATGCGCTCATGCTCAGGACGATATTCTTTCATCACATCAGTGATCTGGTAGTTCATGTCTTGCTGAACACGTTCAGCCGCATCTTTTTTCTCTGGGGTTTCTTTACCAATGATCTGAGTTTTAACAGGTCCCGCTGCAGGGAACGTTTCCATCATTGTTTCAGCTTGGAATTTAACTACTGCTTCGGAGAGGAGTGGGTGATAAACACCGCAAGCACCTTCCCATGGTTCTGTACGTTCTTCAATCTTCAAACCAAGAAGCTCAAGACCATCTACATATGTTTGAATCCAGTCTTTGCGAGAGCCAATGTCGTCTTCAAAGTCGCCTGTTAAATCACCAGCAATAGTTTCTAAAACTTTAGGACTTAGAACTTCAGCTAAGTTCTCATCAAAGTTTTCTTCTTCTTCTTCAGCTTCTTCTATACGTAAAATAGGTTCGCCGTCAATACCAATCTCTACTGCTTCTGGATCTTCAATAGTAATTTCTAACGCAGGCTCATCCCCCATCATTTCTGGGTCTAATTGGTCTAGTCCTAATGGAGCCTGTGCTAACGACTTATCTATTGCCATAATCTATCCTTAATAGTACGCAGCTTTTCTACGAAATCCTAACGGTTCATCTTCTTCATCTGAATCTAAACGTATAAAGCCCCCACGCCGAAATCTTAACAGGGCTTGGGATAGTGAGTCTACTAAGTCATCATGTTCGCCTGATGGGAAACTTGCAACTTCTTCAACCAACTCATCTGCCCAGCGTGTTCCTGGTACCCATACTCTACCAGATGCAAATATATCTGCAACTGAATTTAATCGTGAGATTTTATCGTTACCTTTTGATGGAGTGTACTCTTGAACAGGTAGTCCCATTGCTCGAAGTTCAAATACTAGAGGCGCACCTGATGCTTTTGCCTCAATTATGAGTGAATCTGGGTTCCATTCTTTATATTCTTCCACCGCTTTTTGTTTTAATTCGGGGAACTCCATCCGCTTTTTAAACGAATTTAAAGCAATAATATTAGCCTGAGAGCGCCCTGTATCGTCGTCATGGTAGAAAACACCCCACGTTGTACACGCAGAATAGTCACTTCTTTCCGTTTTTAGGAACGCCGTATCCCAAGATTGGATAATAAAGTCGCATGCTGGGGGATGGTCATGCTCCCAATGCTTCCACCACTCTCGTTTTATGATCGCAGAGACCTCAGAAGTGGGGCTTTGCATGTACTGAGCTTGCCATTTACTTGCTGGAAGCTCGTTTCTGAGTGCTTCTAACTGCTCTAAGGGCCAAAACTCAGGCCAAAGTGGCTCTCCATCGTCAAGAATGGCTGGAAAGTTGATGACCTCCCACTCTTCCCCGTTCCTTTGCTCTGCTGCTTTGACTACTTGACCCGTTAAGTCCTTCTTAGACCACCGTGTCATAACAATAATGATTGCCCCGCCTGGTTGTAGACGCTGACGAGGACCAGATGTATACCATTCGTACGTTTTATCGTACACATCGGAGTTGTTTTCCGCTAACGCAGCCTCTTGTTCAGAGTGTGGGTCATCAATAATGAGGACGTCCGCGCCTTTACCCGTAACAGCGCCCCCAACACCAATAGCGAAATAGTCTCCACCACTGTTAGTCGCCCACCGTCCAGCTGCTTTGCTATCAGACTGGAGTCCAACACCTGGGAATATCGACTTATAGACGTCTGTATCGACCAAGTTACGGACTTTTCGTCCAAATCCAACAGCAAGCTCCGCAGTATGGGATGTTTGGATGACCTTCTTATGCGGAAATCTACCCAAAAACCAAGCAGGTAGTAAATAACTAGCAAATTCACTCTTTGTATGACGTGGAGGCATATTAATAATAAGCCGTTTGCAAGATCCTGATGCCACTCGCTCAAACGCTGCTGCCATATCCGCATGGTGGTTCCCCGCTATGAACGCAGGCCAGACTTTTTCAACGAAGGGCATGAACTTCACCTGCGCCAGTTCTTTCCCTTTGAGCTTATCTAGCTGCTCTAGGTCTTCTAACAACTTAACTTGCTGATCTTCATCCAGTAAATGCAAAATACTGGGAATATCTTTTAGTGACACATTTTCTAGGACTTCCTTAGCGAGCATCGCTTGCTTTCACGTCACTTATCTCGTCTATCATTTTGGACGGGGTGTATGTTGCTTTGCCCAATTGTTCATCTAGACTGTTCACAAGGATAGCTGGCTCAGCATCAATAGTCTTGGAATTAAGTAGGCGTTTGACTCGTTCTTTAATGGCCTCTTCTAAGTCGCTACTATTCTTATAAGTAACCGTAACCTCTGAGCGTTCAGTAAATAGCGCAATATCTGAGTGTTTGCCCAGTAGTTCTAGCGCTTTTAGCTCGAACCGTGGGTCGCCACAGTTAGCCAACTCCATCAGCTTGTTAGTGATCGCTGACCTGACGTCGTTCATTTCTGCTGCTAGGCGGACGCTGTACACCCTCAAAAACTCTTTGGCGGCAAATGCCGTTAGCGGATTGTTAAGGCTTTTAGCGTCTTTGTTTTTGACTGCCGATTCAAAAAGTTCTTTAGTTTTACCCACGTCCTCGGGGTTAACTTCAGGTGGAGTCCCTATTTCTTGGAGTACATCAAGGGTATTTGCGGCAACGGCTAACTCCTCGGCGAAGTCTTTGGGTTCTTCGTCGGCAGTTACATAAGGAATCGGGTGATCCTTAGTCGGTTCTATTTCAATCGTCATGCGTGTAAGGAGTAATGCAAAGTGATACCTCCAGTTTTAACGCACTATAGCACAACGTAAATAAAAGGGGCAAGAATTTGGTAGCTGCTACTCGTCGAGTGGAAAGCCGAAAAAACCTCGACTTGCTACATCCTTCTGTGTCGGCTTAACTGCCCCAGTGCCCTCACGTGACTGATTGCAAGAAAAGTATATACCAAAAATATATACCCCTGGGGGGTGGACGAAATAAAAAGGTATGGGGGGTGTTTCTATGTTTCACGTGGAACAAAGCTTGTGGATATTTGAGTAGGGGGAGGGGGGTCTAATTGGCAGCATAAAGTACCTTTAATAATTATATATAGCGTAGTAACAGTAGATACATTAAGTAACCGTCAAGACGTACCTAATAGACAAAATATAAAACGAAGTATCGAATGTGCAAATCATAGTGTATAGGGGATTGGGACTCCTACTTTGACCATTTGGGGGTAGGGGGTCGCCTAACATTTGTTAGAAAAAATCAATAGGGGACAGGGTATTTATTGTTTCTAAAAGATTTGATTTAGGGGTCAAATTGTGTTATAATTAACCCATGCAAACAGAGAATGATTGCTAGGTCTAATAGATAACCTTTGAATATCTAACAAATGTTAGGAGATGTAAAAATGGAAAACCAAAACCCAGTAGTAACCCTTGATTCATTCTTGGCACAATCCCGTCAGTCTTTGATTGATGGCATTGGTAAGATTGGCGATTTAATCCACGCTTATGGTGCTGACCTTGCCAGTCAGTTTGATGCGGTAGATTCAGATGGTGAAGTTACTACCAAATGGTATGACCTAAATGGCAAACTTGCCAAGGGTGTCAAGGCTGAACGTGCTCTATTCAAGGCTCAAATGGTAGAAGCGGGTTATTCAGTTCCGACAGTAGACGTCTACTGGCAACGTGTTAAGGAGTCAGATGGTTACGTTACGGCAGGTAACAAGGTCAAGGGTGAAAATACTATTGACGCTAAAAACTTCGCTGAACTCAAAACCATTCTTAACAGAATCTTAGGTGCTGAACCTGATGCCGAGGGTTGCGAGAAATCTCAACTTGCTAAGGCTAGCTTGCTAGATGCATTCGAGGCAATGGGTGGCGATTCTGCCAAAGATTTAAACAAGTAACATAAGGGGGGATTTTCCCCCCTAACAAATGTTAGGAATTTCCCTCGGGGTTTTTGCCCTCGGGGGATTTTTTCGCCTCGAGTTTTTGTTTCTAAAAAAGTTTTTTTGATAGTTCCATGATAGTTTTTATCATGATAGTTTTTTGTGATAGTTACTGTGATAGTTCTACGGAGTGATAGTTCCCCCCGATACAACCCCCATGCGGAAGCTTTTGCATAGCGTTAGGGTTTTGGTTAGGGAAGGTTAGAAAAGTCTAACAATAGAACCCTTTGTAATCAAGGACTTACAAGCAATGTTAGACTTTCAAAATGAACTCTAACAATATAAAAAGGCTTTAGAATCAAGGACTTGCAAGCGTTTTTGGGGGTAATGTTAGGAAAGTTGGCAAAGTTGTGTGTCAGGATTCCCAAAGACCCCCTTTACCCACTGCATAGCAAAAAGAAAGCAAAATAACTTTTCCCCCCTACTCAATTTCTTAAAAAGACTAACTTTATAACATTACATCTATTTTTATACCTCTAACCCTTGTGTTTATTGGATTTCATATTGTTAGAACTATTGTTAGACTTTGCTTTAAAACGCTAACATTACCCCTACTTTCCTAACATTTGTTAGCTAACCCTTTCCCCGAAACTCTAACTATGCCCTTCCCTAAAAACTTGCATTGACTCTAACTTTGTGTTACAATATAGGTATGATGGAGATTTATGTTCAACGGCAGTAAAAACAAGAACCGCAACAAGTTGCAGTTAGAAACCCTAACATTTGTTAGGAACTTAAAAGGAGATGTTATGAAGTTCTTGGATAGCGATATTTATGCAGTTGTTCTAATTGTGTTTGCAATTCTGTTTGTGTTTACTCATGTTGTTTTGTATCTAACTAAATAAGGAGAATCAAATGGGTGCTTTTAAAACTATGGATATTGAT